AAATACCTTCCTGCTGAGTATAAAACCGCACGCAAGACCAAGATAACCAACGTTGCCTTCACCCAGAAGAACGGATTCTCTGATAATACCTTTGTCCTTCCCAACAAGAGCCAGTGCTGGTTCTTGAATCAGTCGCAGGACATCAAGGTCATCGAAGGTGGTGAAGTCGATTTGATCTGGATTGACGAAGAAATCACAGCCGACTGGATCAAAACTCTACGCTATCGAACTGCAACACGGCGAGGGAAGATGATTCTGACCTTCACGCCGATCAGCGGTTACACTTCGGTGGTAAAAGAATACATTGCAGGAGCGATGATCACGAAATGGCTCCCAGCTTCCCTGCTCAAGGACTCAATCAACGTTCCTGGTGGTGAGCGTGGCACAATGCCATTCCAAGCTACCTGCCACAATCCAAGCAACAGAGCGATTTGGTTCCATTCGGAGCTAAATCTTTACTCACCGTTCAGTGAAATTAAGCGAGCGTTACACGGAAGAACCAATTACGAGGTCAAAATCCGTGCTTATGGGTGGGCTGAGAGTCTTTCAGGCTCCCAATTTCCTAAATTTGGCAACTGGAACGTGATTCCCGACGATCAGATCCCCGAAAAGGGCACGAATTATATGGCAATGGATCCTGCTGGTGCTCGTAACTGGTTCATGCTGTGGCTCCGAGTCGATGAGCATGGGCGAAAGTTCATCTATCGTGAGTGGCCTAGCATTGATCTGGGTGAATGGGCAATCCCAAGCGACAAACCTGACGGAAAAGCAGGTGCAGCACAGCGAAATGGTGCTGGCAGAGGTATCAACGACTACAAAGCACTCATCGATGAGCTAGAAGGCAAAGAAGAGATAGCTGACAGGTTCATTGACCCTAGAGCTGGTGGAACTCAAGCGATTGGGAAAGATGGTGGCACTAGTTTAACTGACCTCCTAGCTGAAGATCCCAACCCGATGTGGTTCACTCCTGCTGCTGGACTCCGAATTGAGGAAGGAATCAGCATCATTAACGACTGGTTATCGTGGAACAAGGACGAACCCTTGCTTGCGATTCACAATGAGCCTAACCTTTATGTTAGTGAATCATGCAAAAACATCATTTATTCTCTCCGAGAGTGGACAGGTGCAGACGGTGACAAGGGAGCAACAAAAGACCCTGTTGACGTTCTGCGTTATCTAGCCGTGATGAATCCGACCCACCAAAACAGTCAAAGTTTCCAACCTCAAGGCGAAATAGGCTCCTATTAATATGAAGAAATCCAACAGCAGCGACAAGTTAGCGTTTTACACTGAAACGCCAGACGTTCTTGAGCTTTCCAAAGAGCTAACACGTTCACTTTACACCACTGCAAACGTAGAAAAATTAAACGCCGCTGATGATATCCGATTCTGCCGATGGGCTGGACAATCCGACGATGGAAAGAAACACTCCGAGAACCTGCCCAACAATCGACAGGCATTCCCGTTTGAAGGCGCGTCTGATGTTAGGAATCGACTGGCTGATTCGACTATCAATGAACTTTCTTGCCTTCTAACGACCTCGTTTGAGCGTTCCCAGCTTGCTGTCACTGCCACTGAGTTCAACGACATGGCAATGGCAAGTTCAGCCAGCACTTTGATGAACTGGATCACCCAGCAGAAGCTCAGAACTGAAATCTCTCGTGAAGTAGAGCTTGGATCACAGTATGGTCTGCATTACGGCTGGATGATTTACCATGTAGGATGGGATCAGGAGTTCTCCAAGCGTCTTCAGAAGATCAGCATTGACGAGATTGCTGCACTTTCCCAACAAGCAGGGCCAGAATCCGCACTTTCACAACTTCCTGAGTTGATTATGAATCCAGAGGCAGCAGACCAAGCTGCACAGTTGATTTCTATGAATCTGCCAGACTTCAAGTTAGGCGACATCAAGAAGTTCGTCAGACAACTCCGTGAGACTGGAGAAGGTGAGATGTTTGAGACATATGTGAGCAAGAATTTGCCTTGTGTGACTGCTCTTAAGCCGTTTGAAGAGATTGCACTGCCACCAGAAACGATGGATCTGCAATCTGCACGTGTCATCTTCCGCCGTATATACATGAATGAGGTGGAACTTCGCTCTAAGGTCAAAGAAGAGGACTGGAATGAGGAGTTTATTGATCAAGCCGTCGAGACAGCAGGGAAGCAATCGTGGTATACTAACCCACTAGACACAATCACTGCTCTGGGTGCATCTCCGATCATCCGACAGGACAACCTCATTGAAATCTGCTATGCTTACACTCGCCAAATCGACAAGGACGGCATTGCAGCAATCTATTGCACAGTCTTTTCGCCTCTCGTAGAGCAGGATCTTTACGCTAAACATGAGTTGTTAGACTATGCTCACGGTGAGTATCCGTTCATCGAATTCCGCCGTGAGGTTGTTCGTCGTCCAATCACCGAGAGCCGAGGCATTCCAGAACTTACCATCACAGATCAGGACGAAATCAAGGCTCAACACGACTCAATCCGTGACCGCACAGCATTTGAGACGTTGCCACCGATGAAAGTGGTGAAACGCATTGGTCAAATCAACAAGATTGGCCCAGGTGTACAGCTTCCTGTCACTCGTCCAGATGATTACTCTTGGTTAGAATCTCCTAACCGTGCTCCAACGACTGCGTTCAACCTGATTGAGCGTGTCGAAAACAACCATGCCAACTACTTTGGTTTAAGCCGTGCAACAGTGGTTCCAATTAAAACGCAACTAATGCAACAGCAGTTGGTTAACCGTTGGCTCTGCACTTGGTCGAAGATTTACAACCAGATGTTCAGCTTGTGTCTTCAATACATGCCGCCTGAAGAGATTCAGCGCATCACTGGTGTCCAGCTTCCAAGCAATATGAGTGACATTGCTAGTGGCTTTGACTTCATTGTTAGGTTTAACATTCAATCGCTTGATAATGACCTAGTTGCGAAGAAGCTTCAGGCAATTTCTCAGTTCGTTGTGCCACTTGATGCAGGTGGAGTTCTGAACCGTAACAAGCTGATTCAAATGATCATTGAAGCCGTGGCTCCTGAAGCTGCTCGTGACTTGATCATGGACAACTCCAGCGCATCTGAGCAGATGTTCAGAGAAGTGCAGTCTGACATTGGAATGATGATGCTAGGCAATGAGCCGATGTATAAAGAAAACGATCCTACTGCTGAAACTCGTATGCAGTATGTTCAAGACATCATTTCCAAGAATCCAAAAGCACAGATGGCAGCACAGCAAGACCCAGTGTTTCAGACTTTGATGCAGAACTACGTCAAGAATATGCAGATGAGCGTAATGCAGCAGCAGAATGCTCAGATTGGCCGCACTGGCGTAACGCCAGTCGGTGATCAGTTGGCACAGCAACAAATGCAACAACCTCCTCAAATGTAATGGAAGAGATCAAAGTCATCGAAGCATTCACGCTCAAGATGGGCACAAAAGCGTTTTGGGATGCCCTCTACGCTGTCATTCAGAGTGAGCACAACTCTGCGCTGTCCAGCTTGCTAGATGTGGTCAATAAAGGCGAGGATAGGGCCTACTATGCTGGACAAGTCGCTGCTCTTATCGACCTGCGTGCAATCATCGAGGATTACTCGACACGGTCTGAGACTGAGGTGGAGTTCTCCGACCCTTGACGCTCAAAAAAGTAGGCTTAGGCTTTTCACGTTCCTGAGTTTCTCAAGCTCTGTTCGTTAGTCCAGACCTCTAGACGGTCATTAAACCTCTTGCTTATGCCTACATCACCCGAAACGGTTAGTGAACCTACCAAAACCACGTTGCCAAGCAAATCGTTAGACACTGAAGGTCTGACATCACTGCTTAGACAGACACTCTTCGCTGACCCAGAAGAGGAGCAAACTCAGGCTCAGACTGAGACAGATACCGAAGAAGAAGAACCTGAATCTAGCGAGGAAGTCGCAGAGGATGAGACTGAATTAGAGGATTCTGAAACTGAATCTAATGTCGAAGACGATAATGCTGACGAAGCAGAAGAGTCCAAAGCTGACGATGAAGACAAACAGGACAAGAAACTTTCCAAAGGTGTCCAAAAGCGGATCGACAAGCTTGTCGCTCAGAAGAAGGAAGCCGAAGCAAAGTTGAATGCTCTCGCTGAAAAGCTAGCCGAGACAGAGTCACAAGCTGCCAATTCCCAAAAGGAAGTGATTGTTAGTGACAAAGGATTGAACCCATACTTCAAGCTGCAAAGCGATACTGATGTTCATGCGGAGATCCGAAACGCTCGACAGGTTAGACGGTGGGCGGAAGAGAATCCTGATGGTGCTGTTGTTGCTGGCAAAGATGGTCAAGAGGTTGAATACTCTGCGGAAGACATCCGCAAGATCAAGCTCAACGCGATTGATGCCCTTGAAGAACACCTGCCTGCTCAGATGAATTACATTCAGACGCGTAAGCAGTTTGATGCAGAAGCTGAGAAGACTTATCCGTTCTGGAAACAACGCTCAAGCCAAGAATATCAGTATGCTAACGCTTTGATTCGTGAGTTCCCAGAGATCCAAAAGTTCCCTGATTTCAAGCTCTCCATTGGAGATATGATCGAAGGTAAACGGATTCGGGAATCCAAGGTCAAGCCAACATCTGGCATTAAAAAGGCTCCATCAAATCCGAAGCAAACAGCATCTGCACCTGTGCAAACTTCAAAGTCAATGAAAGCTCGCTCTACTGAGGAAGCATTCAGGAAAAACCCAAACGATAAAGAAGCACTCAAGGCACTAATTGCTGAGAGATTCCTTTAACCTAACAAACTCAATAAAATAAAATATTATGGCTGCATTATTTGAACGCTCTCAAGAAGGAAAACGCGAAGACCTCGCTGACTACATCACACTCGTTGACGCTAAAGACACTCCGGTGACGTCGATGATCCCTAAAGGTAAGAAACCAGGCAATACATTGCTTGAATGGCAAGCTGACAACATGCCAGATGCCGTAATTACAGGCACTGTTGACGGTGCTGATGTTACAGCCGCTGGCTCTGGTGGTCTTGGATATGCCGACTTAAACTCTGGTCGCGCAAAACTAAGCAACTACATTCAGGTCTTCCAACGTGCAATTCGTGTCTCACCTCTTGCCGTGGACGTTTCCATTGTTGCTGGTTTGCGCGATGAACTTTCAGGGATGGTCGCCAAAGGGATAAAATTGTTAAAAAGGGATATGGAGAAAACTGTTTGCAGTGACAACGCTGCACAGGTTGACAATGGCACTCTTGCTTATCAAACCAAAGCTCTTGGTGTTTGGATTGCCAATGCTGAAGGCTCAGTTGCACCAATTCCAACCGCTTACCTGACCCCAACAACTAGCATCAACACCACTGCAACAGGTTCATTCACTGAAACTGATGCCCAGGCAGTTCTTACTAGCATCTACGGTCAGACCGGACAGATGAAAACCTATGACACTGTTGTAGGCCCAACCTTGAAACGTGCTTTCAGCAACTTGCTTTACACTGCAAACGCATCCGCCTCAACGAATACCTTTGCAAGTATCCGCACTCTGAACCGTGATGCCTTCAGCGACACGATCACCTCCTCTGTTGATCTGTTTGAAGGTGACTTCGGTAGCCTCCGCTTGCATCCAACTCTGTTCAATCCTAACGCCTTCCGTGGTTATGTCCTCGACATGGATCTTCTGGAACTGCGTTACACTAACCTCCCACAGGTTACAGAGCTTCCTGATGCTGGTGGCGGCCCTGCTCGACTCATCAAAGCCGTTGCTGGTCTTGTTTGCAAGAACCCGCTTGGTCTTGGTAAGTTCTCTGCCTCGTCCTAGTCCGTAGAGGCTTAATCGCCTACCACATCGCGTAACACAATCCTCAGCCATTACTTATGATCGAACAAATCCCAGAAGAACTTCACGGAGCTATGCTCAAAGAGTTCAGGACAGGATGGAACTTTCAAAAGGTAATGGCTGAGGCTCAAACGCAACAGGTTGGGAAGGTTAACCAAATCAAGGCCAAGTCTATTGACGGCATTGGTCAGTTACAGATGCGAGTCAATGCAGACTCGTTTCATTATTGGGGACAGCGTTTAGGATATGACTGCTGGAAGGATGCAGCATTCCGAAAGCGTTACATGGAGAAGAATCCTTACTGCAAAGTTAACAGCGGCGGAACGAAAGAAATTCATGTTGGTTTCTCTGGTTCCTCCTCGACTCGTAACCTAAAGCATCGTAAAGTCTACGCGTGAGAACAACCAACTTTAGCGAAATCTTATACCGTGCAATAACGTTGTGTGGCATGGATCGTTCAGCGATTCAGGACTCGACGTTTCGCATGATTCGTGACTTCGCAACTCAACGCATCTCCGACATTTGGGAGCAGGAACCCTGGCCTGACATCGTCCGCGTTGAAGAGATGTCTGTAACCACTGGGAGTGACTCAGTTGCTTATATCGACATCACAGAGGCTAACGGTGACATCTTGAATGTTTACCAGCTCAATCCTCGCGTGACTGCTAGAGCGGTGAACGTGAGTTACTATCTCGACGACAGCGGTGACTCTTCCCGCATCGTGATGATGAGTTCTACCAATCCAGTCTGGGTTGAGTATCGTTTACCACCTCCGACCTTCTTCGGTGAGGCTTATGATGCTAGCTCCAACTATACAGCAGGTGCTCAAATCTACTTCGACACTGGAACACTTACAGGAAGCTATCAGCCATCGAAGACTTCAGGTGGATCAGGTAACTTTTATGTCTGCCTTTCTGCTGGTAACTCTGGTGAGCATCCAGTCAATACACCTGCACGCTGGCAGATGGTAGAGGTTCCTTATTTCACCACAGACTACCTTGTCCGTGCTATCCTTTCGGATTACCTTCGCTCTGAGTCTCAGTTTGAATCTGCTGCATTAGCAGACCAAGAAGCTGATCAGGCAAAGATGATGCAAGTAGACCGTGTGCTTCGTTCTGAGGGACAGGTCAAAACAATGAGAGTCTTCACTTACTAAATATGCAAAACAACGTAAATATCGCAGGAGCAGCAGGAGCTTGCCATGGTGTAGTAGTCGAAACTGGAACTGATGCCATCACTGGCAAGTTCTATGCTATCCAAGTGCTGACTGATGCCCAATTCACAGTGTTTACCGAAAACGGCAAAACAGGTGACACAATGACTGGCTTTACTATTCCAGCAGGGACAACGATCATCAATGGTCTTGGCATCACTGCTTTCACGCTCAATTCTGGTCGCGTTCGTGCTTACAAACTCATTGCGTAATCCTCAATGATTGCCATTACACTTTCGGTTAACATTAAACCAAGCACAGGCATGTCTGGTATCCCAGCAGAACCTGCGTTCTTGTTGTTAGCCGATGGCACATTTTTCTTGCTACTTGCTGCCAATGATGGCTCTAAACTTTTGCTTAACTAATCATGCCAAACTCAACACTTGGAAACTTAACAGCAGCAACTGCCAACACAGGCGGATTCTTTTACGGAACGCAATCAAACGCTGACCGTAAGTTTACGCTGACCGCAGCAGGTGCAGCAGTTCTTGAATCGACTGCTGGAGCTGGTAACCTTACACTTAGCGGCACGATCATAGCGGGATCTAACATGATCGCAACTGGAAGCCTCGCCAGCACTGGTGCAAACGTTGAGGTTCAAAGTAACGCTGGCCTATTGCGCTTTGGTGCTGCTGGTGATGTAGTTCTTGCCCGTGAATTAGCTAACACATTAGCGTTGCGGAATGGAACTAATGCTCAGACTTTTTTAGTTAATGGCACTTATACAGACGCATCAAATTATCTGCGTGGCTCATTAGGAGCAACATCGACAGCAGTGCAGTTGAAAGCTGAAAGCGCAGGAACAGGTGCGGCAAACATTAACGTGGAGATCACACCGAAAGGAACTGGCAACATCAACACTACTCGCGGAATCAATATCGGCGGAGCTACTGGAGATGCAGGAACAAGCGCAATTAACGGTGCAAGTTTTGTGAATATAAATGTTGGTGGAACCAATAAATTTGGATGTGGTGGATCTTCAAACACAAGCTACCAACAACTGATTGCCCAGAGCGGCGTTATGTTCCGAGGAATTACCTCACAGACTCCAGGCGCAAACGGTGATTTTGTTATTGAAACCACAAGCAACACACTACTGACCTTTAAATATCGCGGATCAGACGGAACTACTCGCACAGCAACACTTGCACTTGTTTAATCATGACTATTGAACTTACTCTTAACGACGAACAAAATGACGCACTAGCTGCTGTAGTAGCAAACGCTAACGCTACACTTCCAGATGACGCAACACCATACACTCCAGAAAGCTACTTTGCCGAAGCTCTCATGAGAGCGGTTAATAGCTATGCTGAAACAGCATATGAGTTGACCGTTAAACGCATTGGAACTGCTGCTGCCTCTCTTTCCTACGCAGGACGCAAAGCTCTCATTTCTCAGATTGAAGCTCAACTTCCTCGCTAATATATGGCTGATTCTACACTTGCAAACCTAGCTGCTGCAACTCCTGCAACTGGAGGGTTATTTTATGGCACGCAGTCAGGATCAGACAAGAAATTCAGCTTTACGTCAGCAGGTGCATCCTTGATTGAAGCAGCTAACGCATCTGCCCAAGCTGCTCTGCTTCCAGTGTTACCTCTTACAGGCGGAACTCTCACGGGCACTCTCACAGGCACAACCTTCGTTGGAGCCTTAACAGGCACGGCGAGCGGAAACCTTGTAGCAGGTGGAGCATTGGGAACACCTAGCAGTGGCAGTGCAGCAAATCTCACCAACATCCCAGCAGGTAATCTCACTGGCACGATTGATACCGCTAGACTGCCAGCGACGATCACAGGATTAACCAGCGTAACAAGCACCACGTTTGTCGGTGCATTAACTGGAACTGCATCTGGTAACCTCGTAGCAGGTGGCGCACTTGGCACACCGTCGAGCGGCGCATTGACTAACTGCACGAGCATTCCCGCTGGTCAGTTAACAGGCACAATCGACACTGCTCGACTCCCTGCCACGATCACTGGTCTAACAAGTGTCACTAGCACCACATTTGTTGGCGCACTTACTGGCACAGCATCAGGAAATCTTGTTTCAGGCGGAGCTTTAGGCACGCCTGCATCTGGTGCACTAACCAACTGCACAAGCATTCCAGCTGGTCAGCTAACAGGCACTGTTGCAACCGCCCGACTTGGCTCAGGCACTGCCAGCTCAAGCACATACCTGCGCGGAGATAGCACTTTTGTAGCGTTGCCAACGGAGATTCAAGTCGCGTGCTCTGACGAGACGACTGTG